TCACCCCCACACATTGTATTCCGCGTTCTCCAGATAGCGCGTCAGCACGTTCAGCGATTTCCAGCCCCCCGCCCGCATGATCGCCGCCGTTCCGTGCCCGGCTTTCAGCAGGTCTTGCGCCGCGCCGACGCGCATCGAGTGGCCGCTGAAGTCGGCGATGTCGGCGGCGTCGAGGCCTGCGGATTTCGCGGCGGTCTTGATCAGGCGTTTCACGGTGGTAGCGCTCAGCGTGCGGTTGAGCGCCTTGCCCTGATAGATCGGGCAGAAAAGCAGGCAGATGGCATCACCGCGCCACGCGAGCCAGTCCGCAACGAAGCGCCCGGTGCCCGCCGAGGTGAAGGCCACGCGGCCAAGCCCGAACGGGTCGGCCTTGCTGCGCCGGATCAGCACGCGCAGGGTCCCGTCGGCGCGCCACTCGATCTCGTCTGTGCGAAGCGCAACCAGCTCGGACCGCCGCGTCAGCAGATCATAGCCGAGCGAAAGCATCGCCCGATTGCGCAGGCCCCAGGGGTCCTGCGGCTGCACGGCGAGGAACTTTTCCAGGTAGTCGCGCGTCATGCCCTTGGCCTGCCGCGGCCGCCCCAGCTTGGCGCGGCGAATACGCCGGAAGGTCAGGTTGATGTCCTCATCCCATGTCGGGTCAGGCAAGCGCAGCAGCCGGTGGACCTTGCGCACCGCGTAAAGCCTGCGGCGAACGGTGCTTGCGGCATGCAGTGGCGCCTGCGCCTCCAGAAACGCGCAGACGGTGGCGACCGAGGCCGGGAAGGCCTCGTGGCGCGCGTCGGCGCACCAGCGCACGAAGATTTCGACATCGGAGTGGTAGGAATGCAGTGTCGATGGCGCGTAGGCACCTTCAAGACGTTTGAATTCTCCGCGCCAGTCAAGCATGTTGAAGATCACCCTAAGCAAACCACTATGGCATAATATATGCCACTAAAGCGATGAATGCAACCGGACCACAGCTCAGAGCCGCGCGAAACGCCCTTGGGTGGTCTATCGAGCGACTGGCCGAGGCTTCAGGCGTCTCGGTCAGGACAATCATACGCTATGAAGACACGGACGGGTGCCCTGCAACGCGCGGGGGCAATCTCGCTCGACTCGTAACGACCCTCGAATCTGCCGGCATCGAGTTCATCGGTTCGCCGGATGATGCGCCCGGCATCCGCATCCATGCGCCGCGGCGCCCGGTGGGCGGCGCTCCCAAAGAGTAAGCGCCGCGCCTCAGATCTGCTCGAGGATCGCTTTCGTCTGGCGCCGCAGCTCGCGGAGCATGGCACGCATTTCCTTCGCTTCGCGGGTGTGTAGCCCGGTTTTCAGGGCATTGCTGTTGCCCAGAGGCGCGCCCGAGCCCTTGGCGCCGCCGTGCATCCGGCAGCGCGCCCTGCCCGCCACCGCGGGCGCCTGGCAGGGGGTGCCCGACCGGGTTTTCGCGCCGCAGCGTGGGCTTGCCCGCATCGGGCCGAGGGCGCGCGCGTGCTGCCCCGCCATCGCCTAGTCTTCCGGCTTCTTGCGCCGAACCCTGGCGGGCGCGGGCGCGGGCGTGGGCGCAATGGTTACCGCCGCCTCGATCGCCTTGGCAGGTTCGGGCGCGGTTGCTTCGGGCAGGCGGCTGCCGTGCTCGACGTTGCCGACGATGGCCTGCCCGCCCGCCGCCACGTTCACATACTTGACCGTCACCTGCTGCTGCCCCTTGCCGCGGTGCTTGTCGAGTGCTGCCACCTGTTGGGCATAGAGCACCATCAGTTTCTGGGCATGCTTGAGTGACATGTCCCTGACCCCAAAAGACTGATTGGGCACTGCCGCGCGGCGCAGGCATTCAAGCGCCGCATGGTGCGTGCCGACCATCTGCACCGCCAGCATGCCCTCGAGCCCGTCCGCAGGCTTGAGGCTCTCGTAAAGCTCGATTGCCCGTTGAATGCGCGCGTTCTGATCTTCGGGCTTCAGGCCGCTTGGCCGCCAGAGCAGCTCCGCGATTTCGTTGAGCTTGCGACCCTCTACCTTGAGGTTGCTGGTCTTGAGAAACATGGACGAGGGCAGCAGTTTTGCCACCGGCAGCTTCATCTTAGCGATCTTGTCGCGGGCCTCTTTCTCGGACGTCTTCCTGACCATGCCCGATTATCGCGCCGATGCGCCCCGCATTCAACCGCGAATTTCTACGGTGCATGGGGTTGATATGCGGTTTCGCGTTCGGCCCTCCCCCCCCTCCCTCGAATGGCCCATAACGCATCGCACCGTTTCGAGCGGGTTTTGAAAGTGGAGCTTGGATAGACAAACGATCGAAAATGCGCGACCGTAAAAGCGCAGGCAGCCTCAAAGGATCAGCCGGTTAGAAACCGGACAGCCGCAATAGAGCAGTTTGTCAACCGGCAGGCGAAACTGCCTCACCCATTGGAGTGAACCCCACAGGCTGGACCATGGGGCCCTCGAACTCAGCCGCCTGCTGGGTAATTATCGTTGCGAATTCTTCCGGCGAACGGTAGCCGAGGGCTGAGTGCGGTCTTCTGAAATTGTAGACCTGCTCGATGAACACCGGGCAACCTGTGCGCAGCGAAATCTTGATGGTCGGGCGGTAGCCGTGATCGGTGCGGGGCAAGGGCCACCGAAAGTAAAAAACTCCGTGACGAGAAAGGCTAAGGTATGCTGACAGTTTCATGGGTCATGTGTTCCACTTTGTGTCACACCTGAGAGCCAAGAAGCTAAGTCATTGACCTAGAAGGAAATGGAGGCGGGTACCGGAATCGAACCGGTCTTCACGGATTTGCAATCCAATCGGTTTCCCCACGATATCAACGCCAAAGCCGGAAAATCGTATCAGGACAAATCTGGAACAGGCGGGCAACATGATACCTGCCCCGCCCCCGGCTTCGTAACGCTTTGCGCCGAAGACCTGACGGTGCGCAAGGAACTGGCGCACGCACTGGCCGAGGCCATTGCCGCCGCGCATCCTGACGACGCAAGCCAGCTCATGACCGGCGCCCTTATCGAGCTTTCGGCGGGCATCCCATCGGGCGCGGTCTTTGTCGGCGCCGAAGAGGATGCACGCTGGTGGGCAAGCATCGCAACGCCAGCCGAACTTGAAGCGGTGCTCGCTGCGACACTTCGGGCGCTCGGCTCGACTGCCCTGCATATCGCGCAGCGCAAGCGGCTGTTCATGCAGCTTTGGCGCAGCTTTGCCCCTGCCGATCAAGCGAGCTTCCTTTCACGCGCAAAAGGCGAGGTCTGACCATGATCGTTCAACGGCTTACACAGTCTGCCGAGGTTCCATTCGATCAGGCAAATCTGGCGGAACACTGCCGCGTCAACACCGAAGATGCGCCCGAACTGATCCGCCACGGCATCGCTGCTGCTTCCGAGCTGGAACAGTATGCGCAGATCGCGCTGTTGGATCAGACGATCCGCGTGACGCTTGAACGCTGGCCGCGCTGCCAGATGCTTGAGCTGCCGATCGTGCCGGTGCTGGACGCCTTGAGCGTCACCATGACGGCGGATGGCGCGGCTTTCGAATCGTTCGGTGTGATCACCGGTATGCGGCCAGCAATTCGCCTGGGCGACGTGCGGCCATGCGGCCAGATCGTGATCGAATACCTGGCAGGGTTCGGCGAGGCTGCCACCGATGTGCCGCCCGATCTTGTCCATGCGATCTTGGATCAGGCGACGGCGCTATTCGATCTGCGCGGCGCTGGTGACGGTAAGGGCAACGGTATGTCGCCGCACATGGCGCGTGTTGCAGCCCGTTATCGGCGGGTGGCGATATGACCGAGCGCAACCTCGAACAGCTGCTTTTCCATTGGCGAGCGGTGATCGGCAAGGCGCCAGCCGGTTGGGCGCGCGGCTTTGCCCTGAGCATCCAGAAAGCGAGATCGCGGCCAGGCTGGCAGCCCACGCCAAAACAATTGGGGCTGATGCACCAGATGGTGGACGAGCTGTTTACCCACGCGGGCGACGGCGACGGCGAGGTGATCGAGAGGGGATGAAGGAAAGAGAAAGCCCGCCGTTGGCGCGACGGGCCGGTGTGCGCGGGAGGGTTCAGACAGTGGCCGCTCACATTGGAATGCATACCACGGGGCCGGATCAAATGCAAAGGGCAGTCCGAAAGACCGAAGCCCGATCCGCTGCACAGCGTTCGACGTGCAGGAAGTAGCGGTCAACTTGCTGGCGAGGACGCACGCACAGCGAGGCCCTAAGCGGCGGCCCGGCTCCGGCCAACAGGCGCGACCGTGCGGGCATAGGGACAGCCTCGGCCATGTGCTGAGGGCTGTCTTCCTATGCCCGTCACAACAACCCTCACCATCCAACAGGGATGGCGAAGAGAACGAAAGAACGAGGAACGGCACATGATCAGAGCACAGGAGCTGCACAAGACCGCCGACCTCTTCGGAAATGGTCCCAATGCCGCAACTTCCCTTCAAACAGGACAGCGACGCTCTGAGTTATCCCTTTTCGCGCTGCGCGGGACCGGGCGCCCGGCGGAAATTGCCACCAACTTTCTGGAATCATTGAGCATTCCAGAAGGTCCGAGCTCTGGCCAGACGGTGCGTCTCGCCCCTTTTCAGAAGCAATTCGTGTCCGGCGCGCTGGCCGATGGTATTGGGGCGGCGGTCCTGAGCATCGGACGCGGCAATGCCAAGACCGCCTTGAGTGCGGGCATCGCGCTCGGCGGTCTGGTCGGCGTTCTCGATGATCAGCCGCGCCGCGAAATCCTGATCGCGGCCAGGACGCGGGATCAAGGGCGCATCGCCTGGGATTTTGTGGCAGGCTTCGCGGCTTCGCTGCCCCTCGAAGTGCAGCGCCGGTTGATCTATCGCCGCGCCCCACGCCTCGAAATCGAATATGAGGGCGACGGCGGCGGGCATGTGCTGCGCGTCATCGCTGCCGATGGCAAGTCGGCGCTCGGCTCTGCCCCGACCATGTGCCTGCTCGACGAGCGCGGGCACTGGCAATCGGACAAGGGCGACGAGCTGGAAGCGGCGCTTCTGTCGGGCCTTGGCAAGCGCGGTGGCCGGGCGTTGATCATTTCGACGTCTGCGGCCGATGACACGCACCCGTTCTCAAAGTGGATCGATGACCCTCTGCCGGGCACCTATGTGCAGGAACACCGGCCTTCGCCCGGCCTTCCCGCCGATGATCTGGCGTCGCTGATGATCGCAAACCCCGGCGCGCAGCACGGCATTGGCGCATCGCTGGAATGGCTTGAGGCACAAGCGCGCCGCGCGATCGCACGCGGTGGTTCAAGCCTTAACAGCTTCCGCCTCTACAACCGAAACGAGCGGATCAGCGGCGAAACGCGCGACCTGCTGGTGACGGTTGACGAATGGCTATCCTGCGAGGTGTCCGAGCTGCCGCCCCGCGAAGGCCAGGTGGTGGTCGGCATCGACCTGGGCGGCAGCGCCAGCATGACGGCTGCCGCGTTCTATTGGCCCGAATCCGGGCGGCTCGAATGCCTCGGCACCTTCCCGTCGCTGCCTTCCTTGCTCGATCGTGGTCAGGTTGACGCGGTGGGCGACCGCTACGTGCAGATGCACGATCGGGGCGAGCTGACCGTGCTCGGCGACAAGACTGTGCCGGTTGCGCCTTGGCTGATCGAAGTCATCCGGCACGTTCAGGGCGAGAGCATTGCGGCAATCACAATGGACCGCTACAAGCAAAGTGAACTTGGCGAGGCGCTCGACCGGGCGGGCATCCGCGCGCCTCTGGTCTGGCGCGGGCAAGGGTTCCGTGACGGCGGCGAAGACTGCGAACGTTTCCGCCGTGCGGTCTTCGACGGCAAGGTGCGCGCCCGGCCTTCTCTGTTGCTGCGCTCGGCCTTCGCCGATGCGGTCACGCTGCGCGACCCTGCGAACAACCTGAAACTGGCAAAGGCACGCTCGACCGGGCGCATCGACGCGGCGGCAGCTTCGGTGCTGGCCGTTGCCGAGGGCGCGCGCATCGCAGGCCGACCGAAGGCCAAGGCGCGGGTGGCATGGGCATGATGGGCGTTCGTAAACAGCATGAGCGGCATTCGCAGAAGGTCACGCGCACCGCGCGCTGGAAAGTGCTGCGCATGGCAATTCTCGAACGTGACGGCTTTCGCTGCAAGGCCTGCGGCTGCGCCGGACGCCTTGAGGTTGACCATATCAAACCGGTGCGGACGCATCCCGACCTGTCCTACACCCCGGCAAATCTGCAGGCGCTTTGCCCGAGCTGCCACACCCGAAAAACCAGAATCGAATGCGGCCATGTGCCGCTTCCCGATGACCGCCAGCAATGGCGGGGCTTTGTCACCGAGCTTGAGCGCGGCGGCATGAAACCGAAACCGAGCATGACTGGAGAAACGAATGCTTGACTCTGTGAAGATCGCACGGCGGCAAAGCGAAATCCGCCAACAACTTTCGGCCATTGTGGGCAAAGACAAGCCCACCGATGACGAAACCCGCAGCATGGAATCGCTCGACGCGGAATATCGCGCCAACGAAACCCGCTACCGCGCCGCTCTGATCGCCGAAGACACCGAACGGCGTGACGCCAAGGGCGAGCTGGAAACCCGCTCGGGCAAGGAATGGGCGGAAATGATGGCCGGTTTTGAGCTGCGCCAGGTGGCGCTCGCGCTCGATGAAGGCCGCACGCTCGACGGGCGCACCGCAGAAATCGTGCAGGAACTGCGCAGCAAGGGCGGCTATCGGGGCGTGCCGGTGCCGTGGGCGGCGCTTGAGCGGCGGGCCGGTGAAACCATCGCCAGCGGCACCCCGAACCCGATCAGCACCCGCCCGATCATCGATCGGCTGTTTCCTGACTCTGTCGCTGGCCGCATGGGCGCGCAGATGATCAGCATCGACGCTGGCGCGGTGGAGTGGCCAGTCACGACTTCGGCGGTATCGGCAGGTTGGGCCGATGGTGAGGCTGCGAACGTCGCCGGGCCGACTACCTACGCCACCACCGACCGCGCCCTGACGCCTGATCACAATCTCGGCGTGCAGATGCGCATCACCCGCAAGACCCTGAAACAGTCGGGCGATGCGCTGGAACAGGCGGTGCGGCGCGACATGGCGGGCGCAATGGGTGCAGCAGTTGATCAGGCGGTATTCCTCGGCACCGGCGCCAATGGTCAACCGCTTGGCGTGATCACCGGCGCCGCGACTTATGGCATCACCGCGACGGCGGTCAGCGCCTTGGCGTCCTGGGCGGCCTTCCGCGCCGCAGTCGCGCGCTTCATGGCGGCCAACGCCGCTGGCTCGCCCGACGCGGTGCGCGCCTTGATCCGGCCTGAGTTGTGGGACTTTCTCGACGGCGCGCTGATCACCGGCACCGCCGTTTCGGAATGGGACCGGCTGGTCAAGAACCTGCCTGCGGCCAACATTGCCATGTCCGCCAATGCTCTGGCGGCACCGGCTGGAACACCGCTTGCCACCACCGCGTTGCTGACCACGGCGGCGGGTGGCGTTGCGCCGATCTTCGTGGGCGCGTGGGGCGCGGTGGACGTGATCCGCGACCCGTTCAGCGATGCGCAGTCGGGTGGTTTGCGCATCACCGCGCTGGCGACGATGGATCTGACGGTAGCGCGGCCTGCGCAGCTTGAGATCCTGACCGGCCTGCAACTTGAGGCCGCGTAACATGCTTTGGGGCGCTCACACCGGGGGCCTTGAGCTGCGCACCGAGGGCGGGGAAACCCGCCTTCGGGCAACCTTCCCCTATGGCCGGGAAACCGTGCTTTCGGATGGCGGGCGCACTGGCATGGCACGCAAGGAAATCATCGCGGCGCGGGCCTTCGGGGCGCGCATCGCAGCGGGCGACGAAATCCACCTTCTCGCCGGTCACGACTTCAACAAGCCGCTGGCGTCCCGATCGGCGGGCACGCTGGAATTGCGCGATACCGAGGCTGCGCTGATCATCGACGCCACCATATCGGCGGAAATGGCGAGCGTTTCCTATGTGCGCGACTTCCTGTCGGCGCACGCGGCGGGCCTGATCCGGGGATTGTCGCCGGGCTTTCGCATCGCCCAGGCGAGCGGGGCCGAAGTGATCGAGGAACGCGGCGGCGCGCTGGTGCGGACGGTGCGCGCTGGGGATTTGTTCGAGGTCTCGGCGGTCACGCGGCCGGCATATCCCGAGGCGCAGATCGAGGCGCGAAGCTGGACGCATATCAGCGAGGCGCTGGACGCGGGCCTTGTGCGCGCGCTGGCACGGTGGAGGGCTTAAGGTGTTCGGATGGCTGAAACGGCGGGCCGAGCCCGCAACAGAACAACGCAGCGTCACGACTGCAGGCTACACGGCGGCAATCATCGCCGCCCGCGAAAGCTACATCAGCGGCGCCTCGGGCTTGGCCGAGCTGACCGCGACCGTGCAAAGCTGTGTTTCGCTTTGGGAAGGCGCTTTTGCGCTTGCCGATGTGCAGGGCACCGACCTTCTGGACCGGCGCAACATGGCGCTTCTGGCGCGGTCTGTGGCGTTGCGTGGAGAGGCGGTGATGCTGATCACCGATCAAGGGCTTGTGTCTTGCGCCGATTGGGATTTGAGCACTCGCAACGGCACCCCGCGCGCCTATCGCGTGTCGGTATCCGAGGCAGGCGGCGCGCGTTCGGAAACCGCGCTTGCAGCCGAAGTGCTGCACCTGCGCATCGGTGCCGATCCTGTCGCGCCCTGGTCAGGCACTGCGCCGCTGCGCCGCGCCAGCCTGACGGCGGCACTCTTGCAGGAAGTCGAAACCGCGCTGCGCGATGTTTACCGCGACGCGCCCCTGGGCAGCCTGATCGTGCCCCTGCCCGAAGGCTCTGCTGATGACATGGCGTCGATGCGTGCCGCGTTCCGGGGCCGTCGCGGCTCGACTCTGGTGATCGAAGGCGTGGCGCAAAGCACCGCGGCGGGCATGAACCCGAACCTAGGCAAATCGCCCGATCAGCTTTCGCCTGATCTGTCGAAAAGCATGACAGGGGAAACCCTTGCGGCGGCGCGCGAAGCGGTCTGCATGGCGTTCGGTGTGCTACCAGGTCTTGCCAATCGCGCCGCAACCGGCCCGATCGTGCGCGAGGCGCAGCGCCACCTGGCAGGCTGGACCTTGCAGCCGATCGCCGCGTTGCTGGCAGACGAGGCGACGTTGAAGCTCGGGGTCGCGGTGCAGATCGACGTCATGCGCCCGGTGCAAGCCTATGACGTGGGCGGCAGGGCGCGCGCGCTTTCAACCATCATCGCGGCAATGGCCGAGGCCAAGGCGGCGGGTATCGACCCTGCGGCGCTGAATGCGGCGTTGACCCTGGTCAACTGGGGCGAAGGCGACAAGGCAGCTTGAGACAGGGCAGGGTGCGCCTCGGCTTTCTTTGATAGGCCGGAAGCACCCCCGTTAGTCGGGAGTGGGCAAACCCCGACAGGGCGCGGCATGGCCTCCCTTGCGCGGCGTTCACAAGGGGCGAAGGGAGGCGATCCCCTCGCCCCTACTCTTTGCGCAGCGCCACGCCGGGGCCGTTGCCATTCTCGGGCAGGAACACCACACCAGCGGCTTCTAAGGCGGCACTAATGGCGGTCAACGCCGCTTCACTGCCGCCATATCGCCCAGTCTCAAAATTGGTGATTGTGTTTCGATGCACCCCTGACCGCTCGGACAGATCGCGAACCGTCCAATTCAGAAGGCCTCGTGCGGCTCTTACTTGTGCGCTTGTCATAGGTCCGATCTTGTGCCATTATCACATGTGCCAGAAGCATAACATAGCAACGGAGCATCACGCAATGACAACCCAAAGTGAACACCGCGAAGAGATTCTTGCCGCGCTGCACCGGCTTGAAACCTCCGCCGAGCTGATCGAAACCGTGGCAGACACGGCCAATAACAAGATTATCACCGATCAGCTCTACATCATCGCCAATGCCATGCGCGGCTTTGCCCTGAGCGGAACATCGAACCTTGAGTGTTTGGACAGGCAGGCATCGTAAGGTCAAAAGAGGAGAAGAACCATGGAAACGAACCCGCTCTGCATGAGAGGTTCCGCGTCGGAACTGCCGCCCGAAGCAGTCGATAAGCACCTGGACGCGATTTATGAATGCGCCTGTTTCCTTCGCAACCGCATGGATGCGCTGGTCCTGCTGCGCGATGACGTCGCCGCAATGTCGTGGGTCGATCAAGATCAGAAGCTGCGCCTTTCGGCTCTGTTAGGCGTCATCGAAGCCGTCGATGACAAGTTTCGTGAGCTGCAAGGTCTGGTGGAGCGGTGATGCCGCTTGACTTTGGATTTAGTATGTGCAAAATAAAATCCAAAGTGGAGATACTGACCATGGCCAGCGTTGCGCAACTTGTCGAAGATATTGCAGACGTGATGAAAGAACAGCCGGAGACGGTCAACGCCTATGCTCGCGCGCTGATCGACTCCGGTGATCTGCCGAAAAGTAGCGGCAGGGCAATTGCACAGGTTTCGACCGAGCACATCGTTAAGCTGTTTACCGCCGTCGCTGTTGAGCCGAAGATCAGGGAGACGGCGCGGGTCGTGAACGAATATCTCGACATGCGATTTCACATGGTGCCACCTGGTGCCCCCGAGTCGATCAGCATCACTGCGGGCGAGTGGTTGACCTCGCTACTCGAAACGATTTTCGAGAAGCCGGAGGATGAGCGCGACGCCGAAGAGCAAAAGGTGGCAATCGACAAGCAAGTGACCTTTGTCCTGAATGAGCCGGAAATCGAAGTCGGCAACGGCTCAAGTGTTGAAGTCCGTTTCATGCGCCGCTTTTCACCTTTCTGGGCGGGCTATCACAAGAAATCGACGGTTATTTCCTGCCGCGCGTTCCTGATGCTGGGCGCAGACAGAGGCCGCGGCCAAGACTATGTGAAGTGGATGGCCGACTGATGGCCTCGCTCGCCTCCATATTCGCGAATGAACAGAACGCGGCGCGGATGCTCGATTTGAGGCCCGCCGAATTTCGTTCGCTGGTGGATCAGGGGCACCTTCCGAAACCGCGCGACATTGGCGGCTTTCCGCGTTGGGATATTGAAGAGCTGCGGCGCATCATCCGAGGCGAGGCTGTTGAGGGTATGGGGGCGGTGCAATGGTGAAAACGAAAAAGCACCTTTGGCGGCACCCAAGCGGGCGCTGGTATGTGCGGATCAAAGGCACCTACCACCCGATCAATGCCGCCGAGAGCACGCCAGAGTTTGACGCCCGCTATTGGGAAATCATGACCGGCAAGCGCGCCGAGGCAAAGAGGTCATGGGCGGCGCTGATCGACCTTTACCGACAGTCGGACAAATGGGCGGCAAACTCGCCGCGTTACCGCCGCGACCTCGAACCAGTCTTTGCTTACCTGATCGACAAGATCGGCAAGGCTGACGTCTCGCGCCTGACACAACCCGACATCTACGACGCGATGGAGGCAAACCGGCATCGCGTGCGGTTCGCCAACTATATTCCGACCGCTGTTTCGATGCTCTGCAAGCTGGCAATCCGCAAACGCTGGCGTCTGGACAACCCCGCGATCGGGATCGAACCCATTGCCATGCCCAAGGCGAAGAAAAAGCCGCACCTTCCGTGGACGGATTGGGCCGTTGAAAAAATGCGCGCCGAGGCAGCGCCTGTTGCGCGGCTGATCTTCGAAATCGGCGTCGGTAGTGTCCAACGGCCGGGCGACTGGGTGGGCTTCACCTGGGGCGATTATGACGGTGCGATGCTACACCTGCGGCAGAACAAAACGGACATTCCCCTAAAGCTGCCTTACACCCAAGAATTGAGGGCGGCACTGGACGCTGCCAAGGCTGCACTGGGCTTCGCACCCATGCCGAACTTGCCCATTCTCACGACTGACGGCAAAACCCCGATGACCTATCGGTATATGGCCGATCTGATGCTGCGCGAGCGCAAGCGGCTTGGTCTTATCGCCTTCGATCAGCACGCGCTGCGCTATCGCGGCGTGATGGAACTCGCGTGGGCAGGTTGCGACGACGACGAGATTGCCAGCTTCAGTGGGCACACCACCAAAGCGATGATCCGCAAGTATGCTGGCGAGGCGCGGCAGATCATGCGCGCCCGTCAAGCCGCAGCAAAGCGGCAGTGAACAGAACGAGACCGGAACGGCAACGTGATACCACAGGTGATACCCCGATGAGCAAGCACGAAGCTAACACATTGAGAACCTTGGAGGCGGGTACCGGAATCGAACCGGTCTTCACGGATTTGCAATCCGCTGCGTAA